CAGGGTGCATTCTTCGTGATACCGAACGTGGCGTCAATCTTGAACGCGCTTGAGCAGGCTTATCAGCGTGGGCGTGGCACATCGCAGAAGGCGGTCGAGTTCGCCAAGCAGTATGACGCAGACACGGTGTACGAGACGCATTGGAAGCCAGCCATGAAGGAGATTGTCGGATGGTGCCGGTCCTCATCGTCCCAATCCTGAACCGATACGATTTTCTCTCACGGCTGGTTCAGTCAATCGACCATCCGGTTGAGCGTCTCATCATCATCGACAACGGCAAGAAGTGCCCGCCCATCGAATGGCATTGGGTGAAAGAAACCTACATCTGGACGGTGCCAGACAACCTCGGTTGCTGCACCTCTTGGAACTTCGGCATCATTGCCACGCAGCAGGCACCCTGGTGGCTCATCTCAGGCAACGACAACGTATTCGAGCCTGACGCCCTGGCGACGTTCGAGCGGGAAGCCAGACGGGATGCGGTCGTTCTTTCTGATGCGGCCCCACCGTGGACGGCGTTTACCATCGGCGACCAAGTCATCCAGCGCGTCGGACTGTTCGACGACAACTTCCATCCCTGCTACTTCGACGACAACGACTATGCGTTCAGATGCCAGCAACTCGGCGTCGATGTCGTGCAAGGTTCAGCCAAGGTGCGGCACGACAACTCATCCACGATTCATTCCGATCGTGAACTGTTTGATTGGAATCAGAAGGTCGTGTTTCCTCATTCGGCGGAATACCACCGACACAAGGTTGCAAACAATCTCGTGAACGCAGGCAGATTCGACCTCGCCAGGAGGCGGCGATGCTCCTTTCCGTCGACGATATAACGCACCATTTCTTCGTCCGCCTGTTTGGAGCAGATGCACCGAAGTTGCAGCGAGACCCGTTCCCGTATGTCGTGGTGGATGATGCTTTGCCTGAGGATTTTGTGCACGGGTTGTCAAGAGAAGTTGACGACCTGAGGTCGTGGTTCAGGTACGACAATCCGCTGGAGAAGAAGAACGTGTGCAACCGGTGGGACGAGTTCGGGCCGTACCTGTATTCGTACTTCACGGCGATGCTGTCGATTACGACGACCGACGACATTGCGGCAATGTTCGGGATACCTGGGCTCACACCTGATGTCGGTCTGCACGGTGGTGGTGTGCACGTCTCTTACAACCGGGACAAACTCAATGTTCATCAGGATTATTCGATACATCCCAAGCTTGGATTGGAACGGCGCATCAACGTCATCTTCCATGTTGAGCCGATGTGGCAAGCCTCGTTCGGTGGGCATCTCGAGTTATGGTCTGGCAAGGATCACCCCGAGAAGTGCATGAATCGTGTGATTTCTAAGTTCAATCGGATGGTCATCTTTGCTACTTCACCCGGCTCATGGCACGGATTCCCTGAACCGATAAACGGTGTTGATTCCATTCGCCGCAAGAGCCTCGCTACCTACTACGTCTCCAAGTTGTCGGATGATGCGGTCGAGCGATACCGGGCGAGATACGCCCCAGCCAAAGACCAAGAAAGCGACGCCTACGTTCTCGGCCTGATCGAGCAGAGGTCTGGTCGGTCGTGAGCCTGTGCGCCGGGGCAATCTGTTTCGGTGATGTCTACTGGCCGCGGTTCGGGGAGAGGTTCTTGGCGAGCATCGAGCGAGCCGACCCGCAACCCGATCAGATACTCATCGTCTCGGACCGTCCGCTCGATGTGCCGTCGTGGGTTGAGCTTGTGGTCGTGGATGAGGGCAGAAGGTTTCTGATGTACAACGATTTGGCTGAGCATTGCCGATGCGATTGGCTGATGCCTGTGGCGATTGACGACGAGTACACGGCGGATGCGTTCGTCCCGGTGGAATCGGATGCCGACGTCATTTGTTTCCCAGGGCAGCAGGCTGGTGAGGCTTCGTGGGTTGCGATGACGACCGACCCGAATGCTTTGGCGTCGGCGTGGAATGCGCCGAACAATCCGTTGAACGGTGGCATCATCTGGCGCACGTCGACTCTGCGGGAGATACCGATGCGGGATTACATCTACCACGATGAGGTGCTGTGGGCGGAATGGTCGTACTTTGGCAAGACGCTTCAGTTGGATAATCGTGTTCGCGTTATTTGGCATCGTTGGAGCGGGTCGAACTCGTGGCCTGCGAACCGTGCCGGTGAGCAGCAGGCTCAGGAGTTCAAGCGCAAGTTGCGTGATGGACTCATCCAGAAAGGGATACCAGAGTAGGATTGACCCGTCATGGCGATCACCAACGGCTACTGCACCCTCTTAGAAGTCAAGGCCGCATTACGAATCGGCACCGCTGACACGGTCGATGACGTGCTGCTGGAGAACTGTGTCGGTGCCGCATCACGCCTCATTGACGGCTACTGCAACCGCCAGTTCTGGGCCGTGTCGTCGGCAACCCCGCGAGTGTTTCAAGCGAACAACGAATACTGGACCGATTGTGATGACTTCTATTCGACGACCGGCTTCGTGCTCAAGACATCATCGTTCGCCGACGGCAACTTCGATACCACCTGGCAGACCACCGACTATCAGCTTGAACCGTTGAACGGTGTGCTCGATGGACTCACTTGGTCATACGACAAGATTCGTGCCATCGGCGACTACCTGTTCCCGACCGTCAACGCCAACTATGGTGAGCAGGCGTTGGTGCAGGTGACCGCGTTGTGGGGTTGGGCGAGTGTGCCGGAGCCCATCAAGCAGGCGTGCATCATTCAATCGTCACGCATCTTCAAGCGATACGATTCGCCGCTCGGCGTCGCAGGCTTCGGTGACCTGGGTGCGATCCGCGTCTCTCGATTCCTCGACCCTGACATGGCTCAGCTCGTCGAGCCGTATCGACGCATGCGGATGTTCGCCTAATGCCAGCCACAATCAGCCAAGTCAAAGACGGCTTGAAGGCCGCCATCAACACGGTCTCGGGTCTGCGTGCCTTCGACTATCAGCCCGATCAGGTGAACCCGCCGTTCGCATGGCCGACACTCGACACCGTGACCTTCCATCAGACCGGCATGGCGTCGGGTGGCGTCGTCATGAACTTCACTATCACGTTGATTGTGAATCGCTCATCTGAGCGCACCGCTCAAGACCAGCTTGACCAATACATGAACTGGGACGGAGCCAAGTCGCTTCGTGCCGCCATCGAAGCAGACCGCACCCTGGGTGGAGTGTGTTCTGATCTCATCGTCACTAACGCCGAGAACCTCACGAACATTGACGCGAACGACACGCTGTATCTGGCGGTCGATTTCAAGGTCACGGTGTACGCTTAGAACATGGCGAAATACCTCGTCTCCGGACCCTTCCCTGTCACTGGCGTTCAGCCGGGCGGGCATGTGGACGGAAGCGGAATCGACAATGTAGAGTTGTTGCTGCAAGCCGGTGTCCTCACGCTGGTTGAAGAATCCAAGAAACCTCTAAAGGCCGATAAGGCAGGAGACAAATAGTCATGGCAAAGCTGGTCCTCAAAGATGCGAACATCGTGTTCAACGGCACGGATGTGAGTGCGAATGTGGCGAGTGTGAGTTTGTCGACAACCGCGGCTGAGGTTGCGACCACGGCGTTCGGATCTTCTGCGGTCACGAGGGTCTCAGGGTTGGTGGACAACTCAGTGACGTTCAGCATCCACAACGACTACAACGCCATCGACGGAATCTTCTTCCCGCTCGTCGGCTCGACCGCAGTCACCTGCGTCATCAAGCCCAACGGCACCGCAGCAGCTTCCTCGGCGAACCCGTCGTACACCTTCTCGGTTCTCGTGACCGAGTGGACACCGGTCAACGGTGCGGTCGGCGAACTCGCCACCGCCGACGTGACGTTCCCAATCTCGGGCGCAATCACCAAGTCCGTCGGAGCCTGATTCCAATCCACCTAACCTGCGGAGGTAGACAATGAAACTCGGTTTGACCGTACACGGCACCGACGGCAAGAAACGACTCGCAGTCGTAGCATTCGCCGACTTCGTCAAGTACGAAGAAATGCACGACGTCTCAATGGCGAAGGTCGAAGCACAAATGAAAGTGCGTGACCTTGCCTGGCTTGCGTGGCATTGCGAGAAACGCAACAAGGTGACCGCGCTCGACTTCGATGCGTGGATTGAAACCGTTGAACAAATCTCTGCCGAAGGTGAGGACGCGATCGTCCCTTTGGAGAGCAGTCAGCCCACTGGCTGATTGCGTACCTGTCTTGCGAGACAGGCATCGCACCGTCGGTGTTGCTGACTGAATCTCCGAGAATGCTTTACACGATGACGGCGTATCTGCGTTGGAAAAGTGTGAAGCAGAATCCGAACACGCCCTACAATCGTTGACGTGGCAGGCATACAGACATTCAGGCTTCGGATGCAAGCCGGTGCCCGCGGTGCCGGTGCAGACATCATAATCATCGCCAACTACCAAGAGCTCTACGACAAACTGAAATCGTTGAGCAAGAAGAGCCCCGATTTCAACCGCGAGTTGCGTATCGCCTCACAAGAAGTCGCTCAGTATGTTGTCGATAAAGCAAAGATGAACGCAGCCAGTCAACCTAAGCACGGTCCATCCGTGCGACGATCGTCGGGCCGTTCTCAGGCACAGGTCGTCGTGAACGGATTGCGTGCCAGACGCGACCGCATCCCCACCATCAAACTTGATCACAACAAGCTCTATCCATCAAAGAGCCGCAGCAATCGCAAGCGCGGTCTAGGCATGCTCGGACCAGCCAGATTCGGCGCAGGAGAGTCATCGCCTTATCGAGGCTTCGATAGGAAGGTCACTTATGGTGACGTGTTTTTCGGTGCCGAGTTCGGTGGTCGTGGACGCAAAACTACTCAGCAGTTCTTGCGCCATCGTGGTCGTCAGGGCTACTTCTTCTGGCAGGCCGTCCGGGACTCGCGTTCCTACATCGCCAAGGAATACGTTGCAGCACTTGACCGAGTCGTAGAGAAGTTGGGTATTGGCACAAAGTCTGGTGATTGGGTAGGCTGAGACAAAACCAAGGAGCCCGCCATGCTCGAAGAAGACAACATCCGCGCCGTCCGCTTTGACTATCTCAAATCGGTCATCCCGAAACCGATGGCAACATCATGGGATCAGCTCTCAACGCTGCTAATGCGCAGCAAAGAAACGAAACGGAAAGACCATCGCGCACTCTGGTCGCCAGTCATCTATCAGCCCGGTACGACCAGAGGCAATCAGAACGTCGCAGCAATCACCTGTCTCGTCGTCGACATGGACGGAGAAGCATTCGACTACGCCCGACTCGACGGACTCGAATACCACGCCTACACCACATGGTCACATCGACCCAACGAACCGCACTGGCACCTCGTCCTCCCACTCAAGAACCCCGTCCCTGCCGATAAGTGGCTGACCGTCTGGACTCGCTTGCATGAGAAAATCAACGTCGTCGGTGACCCAGCAACAAAAGACCCGGCACGCATCTTCTACCTGCCACAGCACGGCGTCGGCAATCTGCCTGGGCGAATCATTCAACACGGTGAGCGACTCGATGCGGAACTTACGAGTGTGCTGGAACTGCCGACCGAGTTCACGGCTCCAACAATGCAGCAGGTCAAGGCGCGTCACGGTAAGACAAGCAGACCGCGAGTCGTGTTGCCGAACGCCGCCAATCCGAGTTGGTGGAATCAGGACGATGAGAACGATCCGTATGCTGGCATGACTGAGCAGGAAGCGTTGAGGCAGTTCGCCAAGGATTGGCAAGAGCTCAGAAAGGTGCTCCTTTCCGCTGAGTAGAATCGTCGCTCATGGCCGTTGAGCGCGCATTTATCGTCAAGCTCATTGCCGATACCAAAGAACTTTCGGCGGGACTGAATGCCGTAGGAGTCGAGGCTGAAAAGACTCTCGGGTCGGCGATGAACAAAGTTGCCCTGGCATCGGCTGCCGCGTTCGCCGGTATCGCAGCGTTCGCCTTCAAGGCTGGTGAAGCAGCCATTCAAGACGCTGCCGAGCAGGAGAAGCTTGCTACGACGTTGCGTAACGTCACCGGGGCGACTGATGAGGCGATTGCTTCGACTGAGGAATACATCGCCAACATGGCGAGAGTCACCACGTTCAGCGACTCGGAGATGCGTCCGGCCCTCGAGCAACTCGTCAGGTCTACAGGTGATCTTGCTTCAGCACAAGAGTTGCTCGGGCTGGCACAAGACCTAGCAGTAGGTACGGGACAGCCACTTGTGGCGACCGCCGAAGCGTTGGCCCGCGCCCAATCCGGGAACATGAAATCGTTGCAGGCTTTGAGCCCTGCATTGCGCGACAACATCAAAGACGGCGAATCCTTCGACTCGGTATTGAGGGAGTTGACTGCGACATTCGGCGGTCAAGCAGCAGCAGCGGCAGGAACATTGCAAGGCCAGATGGTTATCCTTCGCAATCGTTTCAGTGAAGTCGTCGAGAACATCGGCACCGCCCTACTGCCAGCGATTGAAGGACTCATCGGTCTGTTGGGAAAGTTCGCTAGTTTCGCCGAGAACAATACCGGGCTGATTCTCGGACTCGGTGCGGCGGTGGCGACGTTCACTGGCATCATCGTCGCTGCGGCAATCGGCATGAAGCTCTATGCCACTGCAGCCGCTATCGCAACCGCAGCGAATACCGCATTCGGCATAAGCCTCACGGCAACTGGTGTCGGCGCAATCGTGGTTGTCATCGGATTGCTGGTTGGCGCATTCGTGACTGCGATGGCCAAGAGTGAAGGGTTCCGCAATGCCGTACTCGGCATGTTGAACGGAATCATCGGAGGCTTGGAACTATTTGTCAACTCATTCATCGGCGCATGGAACTGGATCCTTGAGAAGATCCGCAAGATGGGTCCGGTACTCAAAGCCGTCGGTATCGACGTCTCGAACCTAGGTCCGGTCGGTGAAGTGTCGTTCGGTCGGCTCGGTGCCGCCGCGGATAGTGCCGCAAACAAAATCAACAACGTCGCAATCCAAACAGACCTTGCCGCTTCACGCCTAGCGGCAGCCAACCTCCAGAACGGCATCGTCTCCGTCAGCGATGCGCAAACCAAACTTGCAATAACGACCGCTCGAGTCAACGAACTTCGTGCTCAAGCAGTCAAAGGTGGCACATCCATCGACGCCTTGAATCAGGCATTGAAGGATCAGCAGACCGCTCAAAGCGTATTGAACACGTTATTGGGCGACACAGCAAAGAGGACTGGTGGCGCGAGCAAGGCAACCGAAGAAGCCAAGAGCAAGTCCGAGCAATACACCGAAGTCTTGAAGAAAGCTCAAGGTGCGTCGGATTCCTATGAGCGTTCCACTCGTCGTCTTCGCGATGCCAAGAAGTCGCTCGAGCAAGCCGACTCGAATCTGGCCGCAGCCCAAGAGGCGTTGACGAAGGCTCAGCAGGCTGGGTCACCGGAAGAAATCGCCGACGCCCAACGTGCCTTGGCTGCCGCTGAACGCAACGTCACTCGAGGCAAGTTCGGTGCAGAGCAAGCGACGTTCGCGGTGCGGGATGCGGAACGCAAGTTGGCTGAGGTTCGCGGCAATAGCGAGTCCACCGCCCAGGATGTTCGAGAGGCAGAGATTGCTCTTGAGGAAGCCAAGCTGCGTGTCAAAGACCAAGAGGACGAACAGATCAACACGACTCGTCGTTTGGATGAGGCTCGTCGCCAGTTGCGTATCGCCACTGAGGGTTTGCGTGAGGGCGATAAGGAACTCATCCCGCTCAAGGATGCGGTCACCCGTGCCGAAGAAGAGCAGACCCGTGCCGCCGAAGCGCATCGCGATGCGGTCAAAGAACAGACCTCAGCGATTGAGGATTATCGCAAAGCATTGGAAGAGTTGAACAAGACGATTGCGAACATGCCGAAGGTTGCTGGTCGTATCGGTCAGCCAGGTCTTGTGCCGATTGACGGCGTCGTCACACCAACACCGGCGGCAGCTGGTATGGGTCCGAACCCGCAGGCTCAGACACCGGTCATCGTGAATGTGACGGCTGGTATCGGCGGGAATGCTTATCAGGTTGGTAAGGAAATCATTGAGGTGTTGGATCAGTACACGTCGGTGGCTGGTCCGCTTGACACGTTGATGCGCGTGGCCTGACATGGCGAAGGTGATGCCGTGGGGTGAGACCCTGAAGGTGCTGCTCGACGCAGGATTCATTCAGGATGCGTTCACGCTCGGCTCATCTGTGCTTGGCGGCGTAGACACATTGACCGGCACCACAGCCTTCGTCGACGTCACCGAATACGTCCTCTCGGTCGGTATCACCCGCGGACGCACCGACCAGCTCCGCTCACAGTTCCAGCCGGGCGTCGCCCAAATCGTGCTCGATGACCGAGCCTCAGGTCGCTCATTCGACCCAGCCAACACCGCATCGCCTTACTATCAAGGCGACCTCGGTATCGCCCCACGTCGCTTCGTTCAGGTGTATGCAGGCACCGCAGGTGACGAGCCGCTGTTCGTCGGACGAGTCCAAGACCTCGACATTGAATACGCCCAACCCGATCTGTCAACCTGCACCATCGTTGGCGTAGACGACCTCTCAAGCTTCGCCAAAACCACTCTGCTCGCATTCAACCCGCCACAAGAACTCACTTCAGATCGCGTCACCCGCATCCTCGACCGACCAGAAGTCGCCTACTCCACAGCTACCCGCAGCATCTCCACCGGTGTCGCCACGCTCGGCACGTTCGGCTACGCCGATGGCGACAGCGTCGCAGCCGCATTGCAGCAAGTCGCGGAATCCGAAGACGGCCGCTTCTTCATTGCTCGCAACGGCAACGCAACCTTCCAACCACGTATCGAGTTCACGTTCGCAACCGCTGTAGCCACATTCTCCGACGGCGGCACCGCCATCCCATACCAGTCACTCGATGTCCTCTACGGAGCCGAAACCCTCTACAACTCGGTCACTGTTACCACTCAAGGAAACGCCCTGGGTACCGCTACGGATTCAGCATCCGTCACCCAATACGGCATCACCAACTACAGCCTCAACGATCTGCCGCTTGCCAACGCCACCGAAGCGGCCACACTTGCCCAGAACATTGTCAACAAATACAAAGACCCGATTTCGAGGTTCGTTCAGATAGGCATCACAATGAACGGCCTCGCGGCATCCAACATCGAAACCATCGACTCCTTCGAGATCGGTGACGTCATCAGCGTCGTCAAGAACTTCGCCACCGGCGCACCAGCCTCAATCACCCAAGACGTGTTCATTGAACGCATCGCCCACCAAATAACCCCAGGCGTCCATCAGGTGACCC